CCTTAAAAAGGCAAATACGGCGCTATACAAGCATATCACAGTATAGTTGTATAGTCCTAATTGATATATGCCCGGACAGCTGTGACAGATCACCGGGAAGCCTGGACAAGCTACGCACATAAGCGGACAAAATGCACCAATTTACACGGTACGCAAATAAAGCATATCCGAACATAGCTATACAAGGCTATTATACACCCATAGCCGCAGACAGTCAATAAACCATGTGGCGCACTAAAAAGCGATTTAAAGGCTCTTAAGCGGCTCAAAATGCAAATGCTGCATAAATCACCATTAACAGCATAAAAAACGATTTACGGATAAAATAGCGCGTTAATTGATTGACTTATTATATTAACTTTGCAAGGTGCATCTGGCAGAATGCCAAAAACCGCTTGCACGCCGTGAACGTGCCGCCGGACTGGAAACCGGAAAGCGGTAAAAAATCAATCAGTTATACCTAAATATTCCATAGTTTTTTTATCAATCTCTTTCCCAGTAATAGTCGGGGAATAAATACTTTCTAAAAATTCTATGTAATTGTCTAGCTCATCAACAGAAAGTGTTATTAATTTATTATATATTTTATCACTCATTTTTTATCTTTCTTCCCTTCACCCTGGGAGCCAGGATATAAAAAGACACGCCCTATTATTCAAAAGTCATTTTTGTAACGCCCGGAAGACTGCGGAAAAATTCCCGGCGGTCGTAATCATCATTAATCTTAAATTGTTGATCGCTTGTCGGGATGATCTCGCCCCCGATAAGCTCCATACAGGAGAGTTGCAAACAGCCTGCCTTTTTGGTTGATCGGTGCAAGGCGTACCGCATTACAGACTTTTTACAATCCCGGCGCTTTACCGGGGACATATCCCAATAAGCTAATTTAATAACGCCGCCAGCAACAGCCGCGAAGATTTCCATTGCTTCCTTTTCAGCTTTTCTGTTGATTGTATCAACTGTGGAGAAATCGCCGCTTTTTATGGCGGCGATTGTCTGCGCTTGCGTGGCTTTCTTGATTATCATTTTAAAACCCTCCATAAGTCTTATTTTTCTTGTAACATTTGTTCCAAAAATCAACGACTTTTTCCGCTTCTTTTTTCGTGCTGCAAATATTTGCGGAAGTAATACCGGGAATTTGCAAAGAAAATAATAAATTGTCAGAGCTAGAGACCCGAAGAACAGACGCAAAGTTTTTATTGTTTGTGCGTGTTGAAATTGCTATGTAATGATATTTCATGCTTTAGGCCTCCATTTCTTTATGTGCTTCGTCAAAATCTTCTTCGAGATCGTCCAGTACTTCAGAAATTGCGATCCCTAATAAGTAACAACGGATTGTTACGTCTGCCCATTCTGCGCCCTTTTCAATAACATTTATGTTATTCTGTCCGAACTCGTCAAGGGCTTCTTCGAGCAAGTCCCAGTTGTGCGCTATACTTTCTTCTGCCTTGTAAGAATTGCAATAATAAGAGCCGCTTGCATTGCCTGTTACGCTGTCTTCTGTCCAAAGTTCATCATTCAATTTTTCTTCCAGTTCTTCCAAGCTGTCAAAGTCTGTGAAATTAATTTCACTATCAATATAATTTTTAACGTCTTCTTTTACTGCTTCCAGATAATTGTATTTTGTCATTGTTTTTTACCTTCGCCCCTGTTATAATGGGGTTGCCTTTCTTTTTAGTTTGGTGCCCGGTTTGGTTTGGAAGTCGACCGGGCTTTTTTTATTTTGTCCAGGAACTAGAATTTTTCAATTAATCGGTGCCGGTTCCTTATGTCCTCATTGTGTTGAGTGGTTCGGGCGGTTCCGGTTGTTTGTTTCTTTTGTTCCTTTGTTGATATTATAATACCACTAATAATAGTGTATGTCAACACTAAAAACAGTGGTTTTTTAAAATATTTTATATTGATTTTTGGTGTTAATCCTATTATAATAATGATATAAATATTGAGGAGGTCACAAGATGTTTAAATATAAAATAGATGTTATGAAATCATTATCAGATCACGGCTTTACATCTTACAGAATGAGAAAAGAAAAGATTCTGAGCGAGGCAACAATGCAGAACTTAAGAAAAGGAAAAGGAATAACAACTGATACATTAAACACAATATGCATTATATTAAGGTGTCAGCCGTCAGATGTTCTGGAAATAGTGCCAACAGACGAAGAAAAAATAAAATACTTTTAAACACTAAAATTAGTGTTGACACACATTAATAAATAATGTATAATAAAGACAGTTAAAGAAAAACAACCACACAGCCCCAGGAGGGCGGACAGGAGGGAAAATATGAAAATAAATGAAATGCGCGGAAATCAATTCCTTCCGGGAAACTGTATTTACAGACCGGAGAATTACCCGGAGGACTGGCGGGAACGCCTGGAAGCTGGTGAAGCTATCAGCTACGAAGAGGACGGCAAGCAGTGTCAAATATGGTTAGAGGAAGAAGAGGAAGAATAAAAATAAAGCCCTAGGAAATTATCCAGGGGCTTTTAATATGCTTATTTGTGGCGGCTATGGACAGAGTACAGACCGCCGCCGAGCCTGTTAATATTTTAATAACACAGCTTTTGGCAAATTGTCAAGAAAAATATTTTTAAAATACCGCTTGACATTTTTCTAAAACTTCTTTAGGCTATCAGATAACGAGAGCTGACGGAACTCAGGAAGGGCAGAGGCTGAAAGTACACAGAATCGTTAATTAAATAACACGCATAACAAGCCAGATCACGCCGGATAGAAACTCCTGGAAGGTCTGGCTTTTATTATGCAAATCTGCGAAAATGTAGCCGCCCTTATATTATATATAATTATATAATTATTCTCTGCCCTTCCTAGATTCCTAAAGCTGGAGTTTATTAAAAGATATGCTATACAGTACCGTATAATAATATATAAGATATAAATATAAATAAAGATTATAATATAATACCCTAATTATTATTTATTAATTATTGACAAAATAATGGGTTTTATTTTATGCAAAATTAAATTTGACAAGATATTAAAAACTGTGTTAAGGTATCAGCAACAAAGAAAACAGAATATTTTATTTTAAGTTTTAGAGAATGTACCCGAACACCCGGAAGTTTTCCGGGAATAAGCTTTACCTGGTGACATTCTCTTTTTTTATTTATAAATTAACGTGTTAAAGTGAGGTGATAATATGAAAGATAATACAGTAAATGTACAAGACGTAGATATCTATTTAGATAATATTAATATATATGCTGATGAATATATAAATACTGTATTATGTATATCACCAGATAACGAAAATTATAAGAAAGAAGTATCAGATAGCTTTGTAGATATGATTTTTTATATTGCAGATCATATACAAAAGCCAAGTAATGACAATATAGAGCTATTAGATAAAATGTTTAATACTTATGTGAGATTATGCAGTAAATATCATGTATTACCAACCCTAGAAGTATTTAGCTTTTTAGTTGGGATTAATCGTACAACGTTTACTGACTGGATGAATGGAGTGTATAGAACAAACTCATCACATGGTGACACGGCTAAAAAATGGTTTGATATTTGTAAAAACTGCGCAATCAATAGATTACATAATCAGACCGGAACAAATGCGAATTTGATATTTGTTGCAAAAGCCGCCTATGGAATGGCAGAAACTGCACCAGTACAAGCCGCGCAGCAATACGGAGTACCACAGCAGACAGCCCAGCAGATCGCGGAGAAGCACAAAGCGGCGCTGGAGCTTCCAGAGATGGAAAAACCGGAGCTATAACAGTAAAAACACTATATGTTGTGATTGCGAAGAAACGGATTCTATATCTAGTAATACGCAATGTGCAAATAGGGTACACCCTAAAAAGACATTTTATAAAACACTGTTTTTTGTGCAATATTACAATAGATTTTGCATAGCATTCCCTTGATTACTGCCGCAGGCCCTTAAAGGTCAGCGTTAAACCAGGGAAGCGGGAACCCATGGGGCGGCGGGCTTCCCTGGTAGCGTCCGTCATGGATATCGGGGAGGGGGTATATATAAAGCCCTAGTCAGCGGTAGTTACCACCGAAACCGCTCGAAAAAACAAAAAAGCTCTCCTTATATGGCAGTGATAGTGATTCGAACACGACAAGCAGTAAGCCTTAACTGTTTCTCTGCCATACTAAAAATAAGGCAATACCAAGAAAGGCGGGTACAACGAATGAATGATATGATGATTTTTAGCAATCCAGAATTTGGAAATGTAAGGACAGTAACGATAGATGGAAATCCTTGGTTCGTTGGAATTGATGTAGCCAAGGCTTTAGGATATGTAAAAGAGAGAAATGCTATTGCAAGCCACGTAGACAAGGAGGACGCCCTAAAATGTAGCCTCCCATCAAATAGTGGAGTGCAAGAAACGATTGTAATAAATGAGAGTGGTTTATTCTCACTTATTCTGTCAAGCAAACTTGAATCTGCGAAAAGGTTTAAACATTGGGTTACTGCGGAAGTCCTTCCTTCTATCAGAAGAACTGGAAAATACGAGATGGTTCAGAAACAGGATTCCTACCAAATTGAAGACCCGATAGAACGTGCTAAACGGTGGATTGAGGAACAGCAAGAAAAGCAACAACTTGAAGCCAAAGTAAGGGAACAGAAACCAAAGGCTGATTATTTCGACAGTCTGATAGATAATAGACTTCTTACAACTTTTCGAGATGCAGCAAAGGAATTTCACATCCCACCTAAAGCGTTTACTAAGTGGCTTACGGAAAATGGTTATATTTACCGTGATCGGCATAATATTATCAAGCCTTATGAATCGTATAGGAAAGCTGGACTTTTCCAGATGAAAGATTTTTCAACACCGTTTGGCTATTCAAACGTCCAGACATACATAACCGTAAAAGGAAAAGAGACATTTAGACTGTTACTTCAAGGGCAAGGATTGATTAGAAAGTAAAAAAAGAGAACCATTACGGCTCCCTTTTGATATCGTCAGTTGTTAATTTGATTAAGACATCTGGTTTAGGTTCGATTATAAGTTGACATTCCAGGAAGTCAAGAATCTGAATTAACTCATCGGCAGATATACTTCCTCTCGAAAATTTGTTTGCAAGAGATTGTGGAAGCATACCCAGATGGTTAGCTAATTGAACGTTGGTGACCTTCTTCATTTTCATAATTTGTTTTATTTTATCCGAAACCATATAATCACCTCCTATTAATGTAATCATAATCAAAACCGTTTAAATAGTCAATAAAAATATTCATAAATGAGTATAAAACACTTGAAATAATACTCGAGTACGTGTATAATTGACTTATAAATAAACGGGAGGGATTATGTATGAAAATAGGTTACGTGAGGGTATCAACAATAGAGCAGAATGAAGCGAGACAGATTGAAGCAATGAAAACTGATGGTGTTGAAAAAATTTATATGGACAAAAAATCCGGGAAAGATTTTAATCGTCCAGAGTATCAGAAAATGATTGCTTCTCTTCATAAAGGTGACATTCTGATAATCCATTCGATTGACAGACTTGGAAGAAACTACGAAGAGATTATTGCTGAATGGCGAAAAATCACAAAAGAGATTGAAGCAGATATCATTGTACAGGATATGCCGTTGCTTAATACTACGCAAAACAAAGATTTGACAGGAACACTGATCGCAGACATAGTTTTGCAGCTTCTCTCATATGTAGCACAAAGAGAAAGAGAAAATATTCGGCAGCGTCAAAAAGAAGGTATTGAAATAGCAAAAACGCAAGGCAAATATAAAGGCCGCGCAAAAAAAGAGATAGATAAGGAACTTTTCAAAGAAACCAAACGAAGTTGGCAAATGGGAGAAATAACAAAAGCACAATTTGCTGAGACTATAGGAGTTTCAAGGAGCACTCTATATAAACTCTTGGAGGGGGATAAAGATGATTGATTTTACGAATAAGTGCATCGTTACAGACAATAATGTTGAATCAGAACAGTTGCTTAAAAAAGCAATAGCTCAAGGATTTAACTTGCCAAAAGGTGAAAAAGCAATGGAATCACATAGATACTTTCGTTTTATCGGGAGTCCGTATAAACATGTTGTGGCTCTTGTCCCTGTATGTACGAGTGATCTAAACAATGCTATCAGATACTCAGAGATATTCGGTAATGAACTGGAAGAACTTAAAAAAATTACTGATTCAGCTGCAAGATGGTGCCGGGCATATGGATATGAACATTTGAATGTATATGCAAACGAAGAGCTTGAAAGTTATACTGGAAAGGCAATCGCAAAGACAACAGACAACATCATACAGCGTGTTGATGTTGAAATAAAGAAACCACGTAAACTGACTGTTTCAGAGTTGGAAGCATATTTAGGATATCCAATTGAAATTGTAAGTTGAGGTAAGTGCTTATGAAACCAAACCCACAATCCGAATCCATCCGCATCCGATTTTCCGAAAAACAGAAAAAAAGACTCCTGGAAGAGAAGAACCGGACGGACAGGAGTGTATCGGATATCGTAAGACAGGCAGTTGATGAATATTTTGGTAGGAAAAGACGTGCTTAAATTTTTCTCAAAAAATAAAAAAGGTGTTTCTGAATCCCAAGGCTTTAGTTCAGAAGAAATAGCGCATGGCGTGTTCAGAGTTGAAAAGAAAACAAATTATTTTCATAAAAAAGCAATTTGTAAAGATGGAAAGTTATACAACACCGAAACAGCAATAAAAGTTATCGAACTTGATAAAGAAAAAGTGAATTGGTTTGGTTCATACCAGATGAGAACGTATTTTATAACGGCTAAAGGAAACTGGTTTTCTTGCTACACGCTTGTTGAAGCCGGAATACGTGAGCATATGAAACAAGTAGGCGACATTGATGTAAAAGTCGTGGAAACAGATGTTTCCTATTTAGATTTGGAATTGGAAAGCATTCAAGAAGTAAAGGAAAAATTAGGTTTTGCCGATATCGACCTTTACAAGAAATATTTCGGGGAGGTGGAAGAAGGATGAATTGTTTTTTATACATAATTGGGAATGATATTTGTAAATGTGAAAAAGAAGAAGATATTCCAAGAGAAGCTATTAGAACACTTAAATTGCAAAACGGAGAATTATTTTCAAATGGAAACGGAGAATGGAAAAAGTTATTCATGCCGGATGCACCAATAAGTGATAACAAGGATAGTCTTCCCGAATCCCCCATTGATGTAGCCTCTATGCTTATCAATGCCACAGTAACTAACAAACTACCGACTGAGAAAATTCCACTGTCTCCGTTATTGGAGCATAAAACATGGGAAATTCCAAAATACGACATTCTACAGTTGGAAGAGATTGCGAAACACCTTCTTCTCTACTGTGAAACTAAAAGAAAGGGGTACAAAGATGCCGATAGTGAAAATCACAAACCCCAACCCTTATGATTGGTTTGGTACAAAATACTTTATTGATGGAAATGAAGTTCCAAGAGTGAAATCAGTAAATTTTCATACCGCAGTAGATGAAATACCAGTGGTTGAATTTAAAATGATGGCTGTTCCAGACATTGAGATGGAGTGCTTGGCACAAATCAGTGTCACTTCTCAATCAATTACTGATGCAATTTGTGTTTTAAGGCACGAACTGTTACAGCATGGAGAAATTTACAATGGTTTCAAATCAAGCCTAAAATCGGCTTTAGAATCCTACAATTACTGTGGAATGCCATTTGAGCCAGAGGAAGAGATTGCAGAAAAAATTCTGGACTTCTTAATCGGGGAGGAAAAAGACAATGAATGCACTTAATGTAATCGGAACAGCTGTAAATCTTGCATTTTTTGTTCTGGTTCTAGCCGGCACTTTAGCAATACTGGACGAAGAAGGAAAGACAAGCGTAATACAGATTTTATTCTGTATTTGTTTAGAAATATGTTTTGCACTGAATATTTTCTTAATTTGCACGAGGTGACAAATGTATTTACCAATTCCAATTGGAATTATCCCGATTGATTTAATCGAAAGGGTTAAATTCATAAAAGCGCCGCTTCGACTTAATCCATGTAGGCTCGGAAAAGCCTATGAAAGTGATAAGTCGAGGCATCCAGAGTAGTGTAAGTGCTAATTACTTATTATATTAATTACATAAACTTATATATCACGACTTCCCCGGTCTTAATGGTGCGCCGGGGTTGATGGGCTATCGCCAAGAGGTAAGGCACAGCACTTTGACTGCTGCATTCGCTGGTTCGAATCCAGCTAGCCCAGTTTGCAATATTTATCATATTGCAAATATTTTTCTTTTTCATACAACTTTCGTTTCGGCCTTCTAGCCCAACGGGGCTGATTAAAGGGGCTTCAAATGTCCCGGAAGACTTTCTGAAATCCAAAAGCGTTTCAGAAAACCTTTGTTGCAGCTGGCGGTCAAGAACTGCAACAGTGCCGGATTGTTTGTCATGGCGGTCAAATAATTCGGTATCTTAGGAAGCTTAGTTCAGCGGTAAGAGCAACGGCCTCATAAGCCGTAAGTCCTGGGTTCGAATCCCAGAGTTTCCATTTCTTCTAAATGCCATTCATCCGTAATATGGGTGGAAAAAACTTCCAGTTGAGTGTGTGGATTGGGTAAATTTAGGTGCGATACGGCGTAGCCTAAATGGATCTGATTTCCCGGCTGGTATATCTCGGAGTTAAAAATATTAACGCAGCGCACGTTAATAAAAGGAGTTTTCAAGAGATGCCGTTCAAAGACGCATAAAAATATCCAGTGAATCTACAGCACTAAAACTTGTAGATAGTGGAAAGCATAACACGATAAACCTATTGCTAACCCGGTTTTTCCGGGTTCCGGCAGGATAGAGAAGTGGAATCTCGCAAGGCTCATATCCTTGAGAACGGCGGTTCGAATCCGTCTCCTGCAATTCCATCTACCAGGTGTAGATAGGATATCTTACTTTAGCATAGCTATTGTTAGTTCTTGCACATAAATGCGGATGCGTTTGTGTGCATTCGTGCAGGCATATAGACGCAACTCACTAGCGATCTTGTGCAAAAACTTTTTAGAGAGATAAGACCAATGCCCGTGAGGAGTGGTAGTCGGGGATTCTAAAAAAATCATCTAGTTTAGCGTTTTATGATGAAAAAAGAAACATAGCTCAGTGGTAGAGCAATGATATTGAATATCATGTGACACAGGTTCGATTCCTGTTGTTTCTATCTGGCAAATTGCCATTGCCAGAAGTTGCATTTTCCCCCTTAAAGTTCCAGTGTTTCTCGTTGGGAGATTTATGCCGTTCAAGTCGGCACACTGGATTTTTCTGAATCGAGGTAAATTATGAACGAAAAATGTTGTAAGAATTGCAGAAAACATGATGACTTCACATGGGTTTGTTTCAACGGTGATAGCGAACACTGTGCAGACTTTACGGAACCAGAGTGTTGTTGCGAATATTGGGAGAGAAAAGAAGATGGAGATATGCGGTAAAGAAATAAAAGACGAATGTTCCAAATGCGGACAGATTCTGGAATGTGAATTGTTCCGGCAAGGTCATGGCATAAAACAGGAACGTGAAAACATAGCTAAAATGATTGCCTGTCAGATGAAGCACAGGGAGAAGAGGGAATTTGAATGCTAGATTTACTTGATAAACGCAATTGTCCTGTTTGCGGTGGAATATTGAAATGTGAAAATGCCGATTTCACAAACCCTTTTATAGAAAAAGGACTCTTTTTAAATGTGACATGGCAATGCACCAATTGCGGCGCTGAATATACTGCAAAACTTGAATTAACCCCAAACGGATATGAGGTGCAAGACCGTGAAGCAAATATTAATGTAGAGGATAATTTTTCAGCCGAAAAATTTATGCTTGGAAGAAACAATTTTCGAAGACAGAGGTGGTAAATATGAAATTTGAGGATATGGCAAACTGGACAGAGGAACAGCTAAAAAAAGAGGTTGTGAGACTATCTGAAGAATGTGAGAAGAAGCAGCATATAATCCTGGACTATGAAGCTTTATCGGAGACAATTAACCAAAAGCTTCTTGAAAATGATAACTGGAAGATTCCGATTGATGGAATTGAAAATGTAGATACTGGTCATCCATCTATAGAATGGTATGAACAACGCCACCAGGATGACTGTATTAGAATCAACGAGTTAACTGTTACTGTTGACACATTGGTTGACCGATACGCTAATTTAAGGAAAAACAAAGGGATGTGCTGATATGGGCGAGAAAGACGAATTAAAGCATTTCTTTACATGTAATGGTGAAGTGATTGAAGAAATAGCAGGGATTTCAATTTCGGATGGTGCTGTTATCGAAGGTGGTATTCTTCACAAAAATGAGGATGGCACACTTTGTAGCATAGGAAAGCCGTTAAGTATTGAACTTGAATTTAAATTAAGTAATGAACTATTTTGGACACTAGTTGCCCTAAATCGAATAAACCAGAATAATTTCCGAAAAATGCATGGCATTCTGAAACGGAGGAAAATTAATGGATCAAGAAAAAACAAAAGGTTGTCCAGAATGGAGAACACAAGTACAGCAGGCACCTGCCAAAGAAATTGTTGACTTTGCAAAAGCACATCCATGCGATTATATGAGAAAATGCTTAGAGCAATATCCGTATTGGGGAAACCAATACAATGGTTTTAATAGGAAGAAATTTAAGGAGATTTTTAATGAGCATTAAATCAGCATTAGAATCCGAAGGGATAGATTTTTCTGAATACATGAACCCACCCGAGCCGTGGAATGGACAGGCATTGATACGGAATATTAACGGAACGAAATACGCCTGTTGTCCTTTTTGCCAGAAGAAAGCGCTTCTGATTAGCCCAAACACGAAGATTCAGCACTTGAAACAGAAATGTAAGGGTAGTAATTGCAAGAAAGAGTTTGAGGTGAATGTATGATATGGAACGAAGAAATATCCTTTGATGGATTCCAAAATAAGATTGATGAGTGGTACAAGGATAAAGACTTTGAACTGTGCGACCCACCTGTCAGTGCTCAGTTTGCTTTAGACTTGATCTTCAAGACATTAGTAGATGATAGAGAAGATTATCCATATCTCACAACTATGTCAGAAAACGTAGAACAGACAAATAGCATTATGCTTGATTTAATTCTTCGTAAATACAGTCGCAAATACAGAAAATACTTGAAATCAAAAAGAAAGATGGTGAGCAAATGAACAAAATCAGAAAAATATGTTGGATAATTGCGAATTTCATAATATCCAAATGGGTAGCAGATTATTTAATAGCTACAATACAAATGATGATTGAAAATCATTGGGGATTTTCTGCAGTACCATTACTGTTTATGGCAGTATTCGCAGAATGGAAAGTAATTGAAAATATTTTTACGGAATTAAAAAGATGATTTTATCAAGAAAGGATATGTATGACAAAACAAGAAGCGGTAGTAGTTGAAACCTACACAGGAATTTGTATGCTTACAGGGGATGACCGAAAACTTGCATACGAATACGCAGAAAAACTTTTAGGTCATCCGATATATACACATGAATTTCCAAAATATGCTAACAAGCTGAAAGAACTTAGTAAGCCAGATTTTATTGAAATTTGCAGAAGGTTAGGTGATTGAATGAACCCAGTATTTATATTTCTAGTGGTATGCGGAGCGGCAGTAGTATGGTTCCTGCTTTACAAATTATTTCAGCCACTAGGTAAATTATTGAACCACATTGGCAGAAATGCTATTGATGAGTTAAATAAAGACGAAAGTCAAAAAGAGGAGGATAATAAATGAAAAAAGGACTTTTAGGTGGAATTGGATTAGCTGTTGTAATCATTGCAGGACTTATATGTGTTACAAAGTGCAGTGTGAGAGTTCCGGCTGGTTACATTGCGGTAGAGTACAAAATGAACGGAGGAATCTCTAAGAATGTACTTACACAAGGATGGCATTTGATTTCACCTACAGTAAAAACTTCACTGTATTCCGTTGGAATCGAGCAGTCTTATCTTACATCTGAGGATAAGGGCGATTCTCCAAAAGATGAAAGCTTCAAGACACCAACAGCAGATGGTAAATCGCTTCAAGTTGACCTTGAATTTTCTTATAAATTCGATCAAAATAGAGTTACCGATGTGTTTACTCAGTTCAAAGGTCAATCAGGAGAATCCGTAAAAAACACCTTTATCAAGCCTAAGATGAAAGCGTGGACGCAGGAAGTAACAGCAAAGTATCCAGTAACAGATGTTTTCGGTGATAAACGCCAGGAACTGAATGAAGCACTTGACGAATATCTTAAGCAGAAGTTTGAGCCATACGGAATTATTATTGATACAGTAAACTTTACTTCCATTTCCACTGATGATGAAACACAGGCTGCAATTCAGAAGAAAGTGAACGCTCAACAGGAGCTTGAACTTGCTAACATTGAAGCTAAAACAGCAAAAGTACAAGCTGATAAAGATAAAGAAGTTGCACTGATTGCTGCTGAACAGGAAAAGGAGAAAGCATCTATCCAAGCGGAACAGGCCAAAATTGATGCAGAAGGTAAAGCTGAAGCTATTAAGATTAAAGCAGAAGCTGAAGCAGAAGCAAATAGAAAAATCGCAGAATCTCTTACTCCCGAACTGATTGAAAAACAGAAAATTGATAAATGGAATGGTGAAGTACCAAAGATTCAAGGAGGTAACACTTCTACAATCGTAGATACAAGAGATATGACAGCTGATGAGAATGCTGAATAATAAGTAAACCAGTCAAGAGAGCCACATGAGAGCCAGACTAAATCCTAAAAAGAAAGGAGGTCTGGCTCTATTTTTATGGGAAAAATTACAGAAGGCTCGCTCGAATGGTATCGGACAGTCCTAAATCAGATTATCAGTAGTGACATGACAATCTATCAAAATCAAAAAGATTGCCTTGATTTGCTCTTAAATATGAATATTGACCTTCCTTTCAACGAGAATCAAGAAGCACGGAAAATGGCTATGAAAGTAAGTCAATACTCACATAACATAGCAGAGAAGTGTGCTGCATTAACTGGAAGTGGTAATTTTGACGATATCTATTGGCAGTATTTGCTACTGGAAGCACCACATTTATTTGAAAGTTACTTGCTTTATATGGAGAAAAATAGACCGGACAGCAAGAAATTTTATATTCCACGAAAAAAAACACTACATGTGGTAGCCAAAGACCTACAAGATTTGGAAGAAAGAAAGATAGAGTTTTACGGCTTATCACTCCCAAGCCGTGTTGGAAAATCTACTATGTGTATTTTCTTTATGTCATGGATAATGGGTAAAAGACCAAATAGCCATAGTGCCATGGGTGGTCATTCTGGAAAACTGGCAAAAGGATTTTACGGAGAACTTCTTAATCTCATTAATACACAGGAATACAACTATAGTGAAATTTTTCCACAGTCGAAACTTCAAAAACAGAGTGCTGATGATTTTGAAATAAACCTGGACAAGCCAGATAGATTTGCAACAATGACTTGCCGTGGTATTGAAGGTACTTGGACAGGTGCCGTTGATATTTCTTCCGATGGTTATTTGTATGTGGATGACCTTGTAAGAGATAGACAACATTCATTAAGCCCCACCCGATTAGAAAATACATATCAAGAATATCTGAATAAGATGGTTGACCGTAAGATTGACGGCGCAAGGGAGCTTATGGTTGGAACCAGATGGAATTTATATGACCCTCTCGGAAAAATCGAGAAGCTAAATCACGATAATCCAATGTATCGGTTTAGAAAAATTCCAGCTTTGAATGATGAGGGTAAATCGAATTTCGATTATGAGTATGGCGTTGGATTTTCAACAAAATATTATGTCGATATGAAAGCTAGATTAGACGCTAACGAATGGGAAGCCAAATATCAGCAAAAGCCCTTCTTACGTGAAGGAATTGTGTTTGCAGCTGACGAATTGAGATATTATAACGGCGTTCTTCCAGAAGGTGGATTTGTTAAAAATGTTTCTGCCTGTGATGTTGCGTGGGGTGGCGGTGATAGCTTATCAATGCCAGTGGGCGCAGAATACGAAAATGGAGATGTGTATATTTATGACTGGATTTTCAGCACGGCACCAAAAGAAGGAACATTGCCATTAGTTGTTGGAAGAATCATGGGTAATAATATTCAATCCATCAATTTTGAAGCAAATAATGGTGGCGATATGTATGCCTATTATGTAAATGAACGGTTGAAAGAACATAAATACGCTTGCAGCACGACCAGTACAAAAGCACCTTCAAAACAAGCAAAAAAAGAAAAAATAAATCAGTATTCCGGGGATGTTAAGCAAAATTTTATATTTTTGGCTCCGAAATATCAAAATAAACAGTATCAAAAGGCTATGGATGAATTAACTACATTCGTCTATATTGGTGATAATGAACATGATGACGCTGCCGATGGAGTTACGCAGCTTGCAATAACGCTTGCCGGCAAAAGATTTGCAGAAGTAAAAGCAACCAAAAATTTTATGTGGGGAAGGAGATAGAGTATGATGACTACAGCTCAATATTTACGACAAATTGAAAATTATGATAACAGAATCAAAAACAAGCTTATCGAAGAAGAACAGCTCAGTTCTCTTTCCACAAGTGTATCTGCAATTCCAGTTGGGGAAAAGGTGCAAACTTCTGTAAAACGTGATCCGATGGGAGACATGATTGCGAAGATATTTGATCTGCGAGAAGAGATTTCAGAAATGATATCTGAATTTTTACAAAAAAGACAAGAAATAGTCCGAACTATAGAACAGGTTGAAGACCCATTACTATATGACATATTATTTAAGCACTATGTTGAGTACAAATCTTTGGTTCGCATTGCAGATGAGATGGGTTATTCAGAGATTCACATTAAAAAAAAGCATTTAAAAGCCATAGCAGAAATAAAAAAGATAAAAGGTTTCGAAAGATGATACCGAAGTATACTGAAAGATACTTTTAATATGTGTAGAATATAAAGTAGAGCATTGGATTAAAACATCCAGTGCTTTTTATTTTGTAGAAAGGATGGTTCGGCTTTGAGAAATACAATGAATTTTGTAGATTTATGCCGAGGTGATTTCGGGCGAAAAGTAGCCTACACAGGCGTTGACCGAATCACTCCGCAAAATGTAGTAAAAGTAGTATCAGATACAATTGGCATACATAATAGAAATCGAACATTGATTGATTACTTGTATCGGTACATGAAAGGCGATCAGCCGATATTATACCGAAACAAAATAGTCCGTCCAGAAGTCAATAACAGAGTGGTTGAAAATCACGCATTTGAAACTGTAAAATTTAAAGCTGGACAGATTTGCGGGGAACCAATCCAATATGTATGTAAAAAGAAAAATGCAGACAAAAAAATAAATGAGCAAGTTGATTTGCTGAATGATTATCTGGATGAAGCCAATGCAGATGCAAGAAACATCCAGAGAGCAATATACCAAAGTGCAACAGGAACTTCTTATAAGGCTATTCTGAAAGAAGAGGACTGGACAGAAAACGGAGATTTACCGCCGTTTAGAATCTTTATTCCGTATCCTGGTGATTGTTACATTGTATATTCGCAGAGGAACGGAAAACCAATGCTGTCCGTTCAGATTTTGAAGGATGAAGATGAGCAACAATACTACTTATGCTATTCAAAGAACCAGTTTTTCAAAATCACGAATGGAAAAGTAACCGAATATGGCATCAACGGTTTTGGTGGGATTCCTATTGTTGAATGCCCGAATAATCATGACAGGCTTTCGGACGTTGAAATTGCAATCACATTATTTGATGCAATCAACAAATACCAGTCTGATAGATTAAATGGCGTTGAACAGTTTGTGCAATCCTTTATGAAGTTCAAGAACTGCGAGGTAGATAAAAACGAGTTTTTGGAAATGGTAAAACTTGGCGCCATCTCTGTTAAAGATACTGGAAATGGCTGTCAGTCGGATGTTGAACTGATGACCGCTGAATTGAATCAATCAGAGAGCCAGGTTGCAAAGGATGATATCTACAATAACATGCTGATTGTGGAAGCAATGCCAAACCGCCAAAGCAATAGCGGAGGGGATACAGGAAATGCTGTATACCTTCGTAATGGATGGGACTTCGCAGAAAGAGATGCAAAATTGGTAGAAGCATTCACCAAGGAAGCTGAAAAGGAATCTGCTAGAATCATTCTGAATATTATCCGTGGTACATCAAATGATGTTAATATCTCAACCAGAGATTTTGATGTAAAGATAACCAGAAACCCAACAGACAATATGCTTGTAAAAGCACAAGCACTTGATTATCTGTTCAAAAATAAAATTCATCCGCTTATTGCACTGATTACTTGTGGGCTTTTCAGTGATCCGCAGAAAGTCTACGAAATGAGTTTACCGTATCTGGGAACTATTTACCCGGAACTGGCAGACCCGGAAGCGGAAATGCAGAAAGCACAGCAATTACTTGACGGAAAGTTTCAAAATCCGTCCAAAACAGAACCAATGGCAAATTCTCCATCTAACGAAGAATGAACCAAATTTCGATTATTTAAGGAGTTTTAGAGAAATCTAAGGCTTCTTTTTTAATACCCAAAATCAAATAAATTGCAACAGCCCGTGAGCGTAAATCGGGTACAGACCATGTGCGGAGCGAACCGTGTTGAAAAAGCGTATTGGACTGGAAGAAAGGAGATTTCAATGACAAGAGAACAGGCAAAACAGGCACTTATCGGTATGGGAGTTGCAGAACCTTCCGAGGAACAGGTTTCTAAGCTTCTTGATTCTATTTCTGCTGAAACTAAGAAAGAGAAAGACAAAAATGTTTCTCTGAAGGAAAAAGCTGAAAAAGCAGATTCCCTGGAAAAAGAGTTGGAAGAGTTGAAAAAGCAGAATATGACCGAAGCAGAACGGCTAGAAGCTGAACGCAAGAAAGAAAAGGAAGCAGTGGATAAGGAGTTAGCTGATTTGAAAGCTGCGCTTGCAGAATCCAACAAAAAAGCCCTTACCAGTGAAATTACTTCTATGTTCGCAAATGCAGGACTTTCAACCGAAACATACGCGAGTGCTATTAAAGCATACGCATCTGCACCGTATGAGAAACCAGAAGATGCAATGAAAGAAGTCGAAACTTTTGTTAAGGGAGTTTCCGAAGCAAATAAAACAGCACTTGATACCGCAAAAGCAGCTTGGGAGAAGGAAGCATTGGAAAACACTCCGAATCCGGGCGGTGGTAGCGGTGGGAAAGCTACAGTAAAAAGTGATGCTGCTGAATTTGCAAAAGCTTACTCAGCAAAAAAGAACCAGGAAACTAAATCAGTGGACGGTAACGCCCCTGTAAATATTTAAGTAAAGGAGATATAAATAATGGCTTTTATGAAAACAGAGCAGTATGAGTCCACTCCAAATATTCTTGAATCTGAGGTCGGACTTGTACTCAAAACCTACACAGCAGACCAGACAAATGCTGAAACAGTTGGAACTAAGAAAATTATCAAAGCAGGTTCCGTATATCCAACAAATGCGACAGGCGCAATCGGCATTGTATTTGAAGATGTTGATATGACAGATGATACCAAGAGACCAATTTCTGTGATTGTCTCAGGACGTGTTCTTGAAAAGAGACTTCCAGTAACAGTTGACACTACTGCAAAAACAGAGCTTGAAAAATCCGGAATTTTTTTTGTAGTCACAGAAGACCCAGTATTTTAAGGAGGTATGACAAATGCCATTTAATATTTTGGAATCAATTACCCAAGAAGAAAGACTTAATTTCTCTCAGAATTTCAGCGTTAAAAGACCAGGTATCCTCGATACCATTTTCCCAGATACAAAAACCCAGTATCTGAAAGCAGAGTATTACAGACTTATGGCTGGACAGAATCTCCCGGAAGTTGCATTCGTCCACGCTCTTGATAGCGAAGCAGAAATCGGCACAAGACCTGGATTTGAAAAAGTCCTGACTGAAAAACTCTTCATTAAGAGAAAAATCAATCAGTCCGAAAACTTACGGCAGGCAATTGAAAACGGTGTGCCGGATAATGAAGCACTGAAAAACTTTGTATTTGATGATGCAGCCAGACTGTTCGAGGGCGTTGTTACAAGAGCAAATGTTATGAAAGGACAGTTCCTTTCCACCGGCGCTGTAACAATCAAAGAGAACCATGTTGACATGGGAATTGACTATGGCGTTCCAGCAAGTGCAAAAGTAACGCTTACTGATTGGTCTAAGCCAGATGCAGATATCATGGGCGATATCCAGAAAATGGTAGCTGTAGCAGAAGGCAATGGCTATGTAGTAAACAAAGCTGTTACTTCTCTTAAAATGATTAACTACATGCGGAACAACACTGCAATGCAGACAGCTGTTCTGGGTGCTGCAAATAAAAGGCTTCTCACAAAGCAGGAGCTTGCCAATCTGCTTATGCAGGAATATGGAATCACAATTGATCGTTGTGATGAGAACTTTAATTTCAGAAAAGCAGATGGAACCCTGAAAACAGCCAGATACCTCAAAGAGGATGTATTTACTCTGTATGAAGCAGATGCTAACGGTTCTTTCGGTGTTGGCCTCTGGGGTGTGACACCAGAAGAGCTTGAATACAGACAGTTTATACAGGAAGAGAACCGTTCTTTCGTAACTCTTTCCATGTGGGCTACACCAGACCCAGTTGCAGTATGGACAAAAGCATCCGGTATGTTCGTCCCTGTTGCACCAAAAGCAAACGGTGGTATCGTGATCGGTACCAAAGTGGGGGGATAACCGGGCATAGTCTCGATGAAAACAGCCAGTCACCATCTGTAGCAAGTGTGAATGATACATCAACACACAAGTATACAGAAAGCGAGTTGTCTAATATGACTGTATCTCAGTTAAGACAACTCGCAAGTGATAACGGCTATGCCCTGACAGCAACTAATAAGGCTGGAATAATATCAGAGATTTTATCTCAGCAAAGGTAGGTGATTAAATGGACGAACAGCTTATAGAGGATTTGACAAATTATCTTGAAGATGATGTAGAAACTGCGAGGGTGATTCTTTCAGTAAATAGGGCTATTCGTTCATTTAAGAAGAAAAGGAATTATCCTTCATCTTACAGTGATGAGAAAATAAATTCCGATATGGAAAACTGCTATGATTGCATATTTGATTTGGCTCTTTTTTTCCTGGTGAAACAGGGAGCTGAATTTCAAGGATCACATTCCGAATCCTCTGTAAGCAGAAGTTGGGATTCTGAAACTGAAATCTATGTAAATCATGGTGTTTTTCCATTTATCGGGTTCTAAGATGGTGTGTGCGTGATACGTCAATCCTCCCACGTATCGCAGGGGTGCTTCAAATTAGGTGGGTAGAAGCAATATCTAAAAAATGGGAGTGATGGAAAGGAATAGCGATGGGATGTGAACACGAGTGTATCAACGAACACCGCTTGGAAGAATTGGAAAATGCCGTCCGTGAGATGAAAGAAAAGCATTCCAAAAGGGATGAAGGCTTTTTTAATCGTATCAATGCGCTAGAACAGAAAATTGCTTTATACAACAACGATCTGGGACACATCAAAGATACAGTTGACGAAATGAACGACAATTTAAAAACACTCATGGAAAAACCAGGAAAATTACAGGACAAAATTATTGCTTATGTCATAACTGGCATAATCGGTATTGTTTTAGGCTTTGCTCTTAAAGGCATTTTCCCGGTGTAATATTGATTCCACTAACAGGGAGGACGGTGGAATGGATAATTATAAAGACTTTTCGGAAGATGAAAGAATCTTCTATTTGCGTGAAGCTGGATTTGATTCCAGAGAAAAAGAGTTATTCCGATTGCGTGTTTACGAAGAAAAAACACTTGCAGAAACTTCAGAAATCATGGGCTACAGCACAAGAACCGTAGACCGCATAAACAGAAAATTAAAGAAGAAAATTATGAAAGTTGCCCCGATGTATTATCGGGGCTTTTCTTTGTATTCATAGAAAATGGCGTATTTATGGCGTTATCATGGCGTGTTAATCAACCTCTTATTATTGTAAAATATAGTTATAAAAACAAGGGAGGTTTGAGATATGCAGTATGGTAATCCGTATTTTGCGCAACCATTTCAACAAATACAGCCGTATCAAGATAGATTAGCACAATTACAGAATAGTTATCAGCAGGCAATGCCATACGGACAGGCACAGATTCAGCAACCAATACAACAAATGCCACAAGTACCACAAATCCCCATGTTGCAAGGACAGATGGTTGATGGCATTGATACTGTAAAGGCAAAAGATGTAGATATGTCTGGAAACCCTGTCTATTATCCAAAAACTGACGGTACAGAAGTTTACCGAAAACAGTTACAGGCAGATGGCAGAAGCCGAATTTTCACTTATAGACTTGTAAATGAAGGAGAACAACCAGAAAGCAATAACACAAATCAAGTTGATATTGTTTCGCTGATCAACCAACTTCGTGATGATGTTCATGCTGAAATTTCTGAAATTAAAGAATTATTGCCAATACAATCTGAACCGCCCAAGACACAGAAGGGAGGTAATCAGAGATGAATTTCAACCCAAACGCAATAATGAAACAAAGAATTCAGCAAATGATTTCTCAAAGGTTCGGAAGCGTTGATAATATGATGAACGATATGAGCAAATTTGCTGGAAATAATCCAACATTAAAAAATGCTCTGGATTTATACAAACATGGCGATACAGAACAACTACACCAAGTTCAGCAAAACATATTTAAAGAAAAGAATTTTTCTCCCGAAGGAATTTTAGAAAAATTTTTAGGGATGAAATAACTTCCCCATAATTGGGTGATTTAGAATCGCTACAATTTGGGATGACAGCCGCGGATGTCTCCTATTGTAAATAAAATTTAAGGAGACTAAAAACATGATGAATGGTTCAAATTATAGTCTTAGCGACATTGCAGCCGCTACAGGCTCTAATAACCGTGCAAACGACATGTGGGGCGGCGATGGTTTTTCCCTTATTTGGCTTGTCCTTATTTTCGCAATCTTTGGCTGGGGCGGTTTCGGCGGCTTTGGCGGCTGGGGCGGCAATGGTGGAAACGGTACAAATGGTGCAGGTTTCCAAGGATGGGCAACCAGAGCGGATATCAATGAGAGCTTTGCTCTGAATGATATTCAGAATGGTATCAGAGGTATTCAGCAGGGTATTTGCGATAGCACATATGCGCTTAACAATACCATGCAGAGTGGCTTCAATGGCGTGAACGTTGGAATGCTTCAAGGCTTCAACGGCGTTCAGCAGGCAATCAATGCTGATACTGTAGCCGGTATGCAGAATACCAATGCATTACAGTCTCAGTTAGCAAGTTGTTGCTGCGAGACCAGAGAAGCTATCCAGGGTATCAACTACAACTTGGCTACCAACACTTGTGCTCTCCAGAACACAATGAACAACAACACCAGAGACCTTCTGGAAAATCAGAATAGCAACACAAGAGCAATCCTTGATTATCTTTGCCAGAAAGAGACAGCAGACCTCAGAGCAGAGAATCAGGCACTTAAACTGGCGGCTTCACAGTCCGACCAGAATGCGGTATTACAGGCGGCTATGAACGCAAATACAGCAGAAATTCTCAGACGCACTGCACCGCTTCCGGTTCCTGCATATCCGGCAAGCAACTTGTATGGATATTATGGAAGCTGTGGATGTGGGGGAAACAACGGTTGTTGCTGATTTTATCATTGAATTAAATTAAAAATTGAATATGTACCGTTATTATGATATAATAAAATTATCATAGGAGGAACGGTGCATGGTTAATCAAGATTTAATAGGTCAAAAATTTGGGAAACTTACAGTTGAATCTAGCGCAGGAACCAATAAGTGGAAACATAGGTTATGGGAATGCAAATGCGATTGTGGCAATATTGTGATCGTAGACACATCTAGACTAAGAAATGGTCACACAAAAAGTTGTGGATGTTTACACCCAAAAGCGGAAGATTTGGCAGGAAAGCGTTTCGGAAAATTGACCGTAGTAAAGAAAATAGGCAGGAAAAATCGTTCTAATTATTGGCAATGTCATTGCGACTGTGGCAATGATGTCAATTGCTATCAATACAATTTAATGAGGGGAACAAGTACATCTTGCGGATGTTTGCGAAGTTATTACTCAAAACAAAGTAGAAACTGTCATGGAGAATCAACCGGAATTTTATATAAAAAATGGTCTTCGATTAAAACAAGATGTACTAACCCAAATGACCCGCACTATAAAGACTATGGTGGACGTGGAATTAAATTGTGTGATGAGTGGCAAGAATATTGGCCGTTTAGAGAATGGGCTTATGCGAATGGATATCAAGAAGACTTAACCATTGAGAGAAAAGACGTAAATGGAAATTATTGTCCCGAAAATTGTTGCTGGATTACTGGGTTTGAACAAGCCAGCAACAAAAGAAGAAGCGTATTTTTAGAGTACGGTGGGAAAAAGAAAACAATTTCTCAGTGGAGTAGAGAACTTGGAATAGGAAAAGAAACCATTGCGTATAGGGTACATGCCGGATGGAGTGCGGAAGAGTGCTTATTTGGTAAAAAGAACAGAACTGGAAATTCTAGCCCTAGAATGAATATCCCTGACTATTTATCTTAAAAGTAACAAAAGTTGTTGAACTCACCCTTAGAGGTTGACTAATTCTAAGAGGTGGGTTGCGGCTCACCTCTTATTGATTGAGAGGTAAAAAATATGGCATGTAAGAATGTTTGTAAGCTCTGTAATCACCTTGTGCTGTCTACTGCAATTGCATTCACAGGTGGAAATCTTGTGGTTACTATCCCGGAAGGAAGCTACAATAATGGAGAAAAATACTGCATTGTTTTAGCACAGTCTATTCCGAATACAACCACAATTACCGCCCCAGTGATGATTCAGATAGGAACAGGAACAACATTGTATCCGCTAGAGAATCGTTGTTGCGCACAGGTAACAGCATGTGGCGTCAGAACCAGAACAAAATATGCAACCAGAGTTGCAACAAGCGCTACTGGTGGAGCGTTCAAAATGTTAGGGAATCCGGCTTGTAGTCCGAATAACAATCTGACTGCAATCAATGGTACAGCCCCAACAGCAGAAAATGTTGTACAGGCTGTGAAGAGGGGAGGTATCGTGAATGCATAAGACAGCAATGGAAATGGGAAAATGGGCCATGGAAAAAGCCAAAACACATGGATTTGATAATCTCAGTGCTCAAGACTGGGACGATTTGAAAGACTGCATGGAAGCAGTAAAGTGTGCGGTTTGTGCAGATAAAGATTACAGAATCGTGGAAGCTATGGATGAATGCGAACAGGAAGAAAAGTATCTTGGACGCATGGGATATGACCGTTACCGCTATTCAAATGGGCGTTTCGCTCCAAAAGGTAGGGGAACCAGAAAAGGTTATAGACCATATCTGTACATGGAAGATGATGACTGGATGGATGAGTATTTAAACAATCCAGAATTTGAGCACAATATGTACCGCATGGGATATCATCCAGACCGTAGTGATATGGAAATGGGTGACATGAATCGGAAGAAATCCAGATATGGCGAATCCTATGATAGATACGATGAGAATCGTAGGCACTATCATGATTCCAAAGACACGGAATCCAAAAGAAAAATGGATGATTCCATGAAAGAGTACACATCTGACATTATCCGTAATCTCACAGAAATGTGGTCTGATGCAGATGCAACTCTCAGACAGTCAATGAAAACTGACCTGACCAGACTTGTACAGCAGATGAACTAGAGCAATAAATGAATTAAGCCCTTGTCGCAAATTAATGCGGCAGGGGTTTTTTTCGTAGAAAGGATGGTGATAAACCATGCTACGACAATTCTACATGAATGGGGATTTATGGAGAGTGCAGTTTGTTTCATCACAAGATGATGTTTTAATTGACCGCACAGGGAAACGCACACTTGCCGTATCTGATTATTCCACAATGACAATTTCGATTGCGAACAACCTATATGGAGAACTTTTGAACCGTGTATTTATCCATGAATTAGGACATTGCGTAATGTTCAGCTATGGTCTACTGCCAGAGCTTCACCGCATGGTCAAGAAACGATATTGGGTGGATGCAGAGGAATTTGTATGCAATATTCTGGCAGACTACGGACAGTTTGTTATTGGCACAGCCAGAGATATTTTAGGAAACCAATTCATATACGTTTCCCCTGTTGGAATGGAAAGGATGACTGCATGAGAGGATTAGTCCGTCAAAAACAAAAAGTATATTGGTCACGAATAACAGAAAAAACAGAAGGATTAGACCGTATTAAAGTTTATGAGAAACCAGTTCTATACTCTTTTTCTGTATCATCTACAGCCGGAACACCAGAAGAAATTGCAGCCGGAATAGTGCCAGATTATGACAGATACATTACAAGCTTTAATCGAAATTTCCATCCACAGGAAGCAGATATATTTTGGATAGACAGAATCCCACAAATAAGCGAGGATGGAAGCCTTATTTTGAACAAAGATGGAGAACCCACAGTATTGCCAGATTATGTACTAAAGAAGATTTTAGACACACAAAAAGGCAATATTGCCAGATATGGAATTTCTAAGAGGGGAAACGAAGATGGGTAAGAAAATAAAGTGTACCTTATCACAGAAATCAATTCGTAATGCAATTAATGAATTAAAGGCATACCAGAAAGATTTACAAAGAAAGAACGAGCTTTTTGTTAAGAGATTGTGCGAAGAGGGATTACAAGTAATTCAGACCACAATGGAATCCATCCCGGACGAAGAGAAAGGTTCATACTACACCGAGATAATCTATAATAAGAACGGTGACATTACAGGTGCATCTGTTAGGCTGTCTGGTGATAAAGTGTTATTCATTGAATTTTCAGCTGGTATCACATATGGTTCAAACAATTACCCTCTGCCATCTGGTTCTGAATACGGAGTAGGTACATACCCCGGACAAACCCATGCGTTTTCACCTTATGGATGGTGGTATACGGACGAAAGAAGTGGAGAAACACGCCATTCATATGGAAATAGAGCGTACATGCCTATGTATCACGCAGAACAAGCCGTTATTATTGCTGTTCGCAAAATTGCCAAAGAGGTATTCTCTTCTTAAAGAAGATACCATAATATACTGAATGATACTAACCAATTATGTTATGATTACAGTGTTAAATTGTAGCATAACATGCAATGCGTTCACCATAAAGGTGGGCGCATTTTTTATTGTGAGGTGACAGATATGCCGGACACAATAGAATCCCCTGTATTGGAAGTTTTTTCAAGGTGGGGAGCGGCTGTTTCTAAGATTACTGGCGCAGACAATTATTCCATGGATGGGAGCGAGACAAATGCTTCTGGCAAAAAAGCATATGCACAGCTTTATATGCTTGGAAATCCAATTACGAGAGGTGACCTTGAAGGGGATGAATGCGCAACAATGCCATCATTTCAAGTAAATTGCTTCACATCTGGGAGTAAAGCATTAACCAGATTGTATGAATTGGACAAGATAAGTCACAAAGCTATGGTGAGCATGGGATTCCGTCGTACATATGGCCCGGAACCTATGTTTTTTGGTGACAGCGGAATCAAAAAGCTTGTGAGCCGATACAGCCGAATATATACAGGAACTTTATTAGATTAGGAGCAGAAATGCTTCTATTTTTTTACCCAAAAATATGAAAGGAGAATGCCAAATGAAAGCAGATAAATTACTTTGGCTGAAAGCAGCAGGAATTAGAGCTGTAAAAACAGTCGCACAAACAGCAATAGCAACCATCGGAACCGCAACTGTAATTGGCAGTGTTGACTGGAAAATGGTTTTATCCGCGTCTTTACTTTCCGGCTTTTTATCACTGCTTACATCTGTAGCAGGATTACCAGAACTGAAAACAGACAAAGAAGAGTAGAAAGGCGGTGATCCGCTATCTCCCGGCACAGGGTTACGTGCATAAAGCTTAAATTAAAGAAAGGGGCCTATTAAAATGACAGATTTAACAACACTTGGCGTAACTTTCCACTATGCCGTAGAAACAGAGAAAGGAACAAAGCCAACTACATTTACTCAATTAAAAAGATGTAGCTCAATTGGTGGAATAAGTCTTGACACTGAACAGATTGATGTTTCCGCATTGGAAGATTACTTCACGCAATATGCGGCAGGAAGGCAGGATACTGGTGGCTCATGGGAAGTTACTTTTAACATGAACGCCGACGTTATAACCGCAATCGAAAAACTTTTTAAAGACTCTAAAGATGCAAAAGCTAAAAGTCTTTCAACCTGGTTCGAAGTTGCGTTCCCAGATCTCGAAAAAGCATTTTTCATTGTTGCTGAACCAGGACGAGCAATTCCGCTTCCGGAAATCGGTCAAAATGAAGCTGCGACCATCCCGATATCATTAATCATAAATGATTACAAAGGACTCGATACAAAGGTTGTAACTACATCAGAATTATAAAAAATAATGGGAGGATTATAAAATGGTAACTTTTAATGTACATGGAAAAGAATATAAGGTTGTATTCGGATACGGACTTCTTACAAAAACAGATGTGCTGGACAAGGTACAGGGGATTACAGATGGAAAAGAGAGAAGCCTTCAGAAGATGATTTCTCTTCTTCCAGAACTGCTTCTTGCCGGACTTCAAAAGAAGCACAAGGAAGAGTTTGGGTATGAAAGTGATTCTGAAAAAGAAGCTGTTCTTGATAAAGTCTGTGACCTTTTGGATGATTACGAAGATGAAGGAACCGAGGAAAATCCTAAAAGCGGATTTGATTTATACCAACTTCTTGATAAAGAATTGGAGAAAAATGGTTTTTTATCCGGTCTGCTGAATGCAGTAGCAGAAGCACAGGCAGTGGAGAAGAATGCAACGAAGATTCCACAGGATCACAAAAAGAAAAATTAACTTTTCGAGAAGCTGTTTACCAAGAGATTCTTCCTTTATACCTCTCTATTGGTGTATCTAAAGAAGAATTTATGGATTCCACCCCAACAGAGTTAAAGCCTTATCTCGAAGCTGAAAAGATACGCCAAAAGAGAAAAGATGCCGAACTCTGGCAAGCTGGCATTTATGAAACATCAGCCACATTCACAGCTGTTGCAAATGCTTTAATGGGAAAAAAATCCAAGGCAGAGTACTTGAAGAAACCTTTACTGGAATCAGCAGAGGAAGAAAAGCGTAAACAGGAAGGTATACTTTCCGAAGAAGAAAAGAAAAAACAGAGAAACGCACTTTTGGCAAGCTTGCAACTCATGCAGGCGAACTTTGAGCTTAACCATGAAAAGGGCAGGCAGGATGAATAAGTCTTGTCTGCCCTTTATTTTTTTGTAAAAAAAAGGAGGGATAAATAGAATGGCTGACAATACCATTGATACCCTTGATATACAAATTAGCAGTAGTACAGAAAAAGCAGTACGTGCGCTGACTAATCTTTCAAATAAACTCACAAAAGTTAATTCCGCATTAAGCGGAGTTAATACAAATGGATTACGTAGTTATGCAAGGGAACTTGGAAGGGTTACGTCTGCCTTTAATTCTCTAGGAAATGTCCGTACTTCTGGGCTTGATAGTGCTATTTCAAAATTAAACACACTTAGTAAAATCAACCTTAGCAATCTTCAGAATCAAAAGATTAGTATTGATTTGGATATCAAGGGTGGAGATCAAACACAAAAACTGCAATACGCCATTGATAAAACAGTACGTGATATTAAAATTGATACCTCTTCCATTTCAAAGCAATTAATTGAAGCATTTAACTTAAAAGGCGGTGCTGCTTCAAAAGTTCGTTCTCAAATGAACGAACTTGCAAAGGAAATGGCACAGTCTTTTGACGGAAAAGAAATCTCTGGAAATGTTGGAAGCATTGTTGAAGAAATTGGAAATACGATTCTCAAAAGCGGAAGTGTAGTAAAAGCTAATCTTGGAAGCTACTTAGATGGAGCAGAACAAGAATGGATTGATTTCAATAATTACTTCAAAAACAAGAAAATCTATGTTTCCGATATGCTAAAAGCCGACCTTGGTAAAGGCGAATTTTCTGAGATTCTGAAAAACAATCTGAATAAGGTTGTTACAGATGCAACCAAAGGCATTACACTTGACAAATCCTGGCAAGAATTAGCAGATAGATTCCCAACTCTTGTACCAAGAGATACTATAAATGCAGCAGATCAGCTGATTACCATACTTGAAAATATCAAAAAAGTTAGAGAATCAATAAAGCCAGTATCAATAGAATCGCTTTATGGAGAAAACGCTTCAAAAGCATCGGACAAAGTGTGGGGAATGGCTGTCGATTCCACTCAGCAGCTCGCTGAACAGGTAAAAACAAGACTTAATGACGCATTAAAAGGTACGGACGGTCAGCTCCCTATTGATGTAAAAATCAATACGGATAAGATAACAATGGATATTCAGAAGGCAATCAATAAAGTTGCTGAACTGAAATATAACGCTGTAAAAGTCACTCTGGATGTAGATACTACAGGAATTAAAGATGTAGTTACCGGAAAACTTAAAGAAATTGATGCAGGACAGATGACAAGCATTGCCGATGGAATGAAACAGTTTTCAGATTCTTTAAGAGCCATGGGAAATGTTAATTATAAAGCTTCCGGTTTGAACGCAATCATTAATTCCATTAGCAGATTTAGCCAGGTAGATATTAGTAATTTTAATTCTATGAAACTTGGCGAGATAATCACTCAGTTATCTGGATTATCGGCAATACCGGATGTATCTGCAAGTGTTAATCATTTTGTTAATTCAATGGCTAGACTAGCCAATTCCGGCGAATATATTGCAAATGTATCGACTGAATTACCTGCATTGGGAAGTAGCTTGAAATTTATCACAGAAAGCTTTATTGGTGTTGATGGAATTTCAGATTCCGTAAATAGGTTTGTTCAGTCAATTGCACAATTGGCAAGCGCTGGGAATAAAATCGGGCAAACATCAAGCCAACTTGGAACACTAGCGAATGAAGTATTGTCGTTCTTCAATGTAATGAAAACTGCGCCAAGAATCAGCGAAAATACAATAAGAATGACAGAAGCTTTGGCACAGTTAGCTACTGCAAGTGGAAAAATAAATAAAGCCACAAATTCTCTTTCGAATTCATTTTCGAGATTATCAAATTCCACAAACGGACTTGGAAATGCTGGGAAAAAGTTATCATCCATGATTGGAGCTGCTAGTTCTGCTTTAACTGGATTTGGAAATAATGCAAACGTAACTTCAAAAAAAGTTGGTTCATTAACTTCACAACTTGCCGGATTATATGCGAAATTCTTCACGGTGACAAGAGGAATTAAAGCACTTTGGAATTCTGTAAATTCTGCATCAGATTATGTTGAAACACTTAATTATTTTAATTCTGCGTTCGATCAAGTTACTGATGGATTAGATATCAGCAAATGGCAGAATGCAGGAGTAAAATCCGCAGAGGAATATGTCGGTTCCTTTGAAAAGCGTGCAAAAGAGCTGACAAAAAAAATGACCGGATTTGAAGTATCAGATGCAGGTGATCTGACTAGAACAAAAGGCGTGAGCCTTGGACTTGATCCAAAACAAACGATGAACTATCAAGCTACTTATGCACAGATGGCGTCATCAATGGGGGCAACAGCAGATGCATCAACTAAGGTTTCACAAGTTTTAACAGAAATTGGAGCTGACCTTGCATCTGTAAAAAATCTTGAGTTCGATGATGTTTGGAACGATATGGCATCCGGCATAACCGGAATGAGCAGGGCGCTTGATAAATACGGCATTAATATCCGTGTGGCAAATTTACAACAGGAACTTTATAATCTTGGAATTGACGCTACTGTATCAAGTTTAAGTCAATCGGACAAGGCTATTCTGAGAACTATAACAATCTTGAATAGTTCAAAGTATGCATGGGGCGACCTGGCTAATACGATAAATCAGCCGGCAAACCAACTTAGATTACTACAATCTAACTTTTCCGCACTTTCAAGGACAATAGGTTCATTATTCATTCCGATTATCTCAAAGGTTCTTCCATATATAAACGCCTTTGTTATTGCAATTCAGAGAGCTTTTTCGTGGGTTGGAAGACTTTTGGGTATCAAAATGTCCGATTATGTTGCTTCCACAGGAAGTGCCGCAGTTGATATGGGAAGTATTGCAGATAGTACAGAAGATGCAGCTTCCGGGCTTGACAAAACAAATGACAATGCGAAGAAATTACAAAAAACTCTTTCTGTGCTTTCATTTGATGAATTAAATCAATTAAATGATGCAAAAGTTAGCAATTCTTCCGGCTCTTCCGGAAGTGGAGGCGGTGCGAGTGCACACCTTCCAGAACTGGATGCTGCATTAGATAAAGCCCTGTCAGAGTATCAAGCTGCATGGGATAAAGCTTTTGAAGAAATGAATAATAAGGCAAATGATGCCGCTGATCAGATTGTAGCTGTATTTAAAAAAATTCGTAAAGCGGCTAAACCAACAACTGCATCAATCAAGAAACTTTATGATGAAGGTCTTAGCAAGCTTGGAAACTTCTCTATTACAGCTCTGAAAGATTTGTGGAATAACTATCTGAAACCAATTGGATTATGGATGTTATCTGATAATTCCGGGCTTCCACGGTTCTTTAATATTACGAATGATTTACTGAATAAAATCAATTGGGGTAAACTGAATAGCTCACTTTCCGGTTTCTTTACAATGCTTCAAAAGCCAACAAAATTTGTTTGGACTGGTCTCATGGATTTCTATGAGAAATTCTTAGTGCCGGTAGGTACATGGACAATGAATAGTGCAATTCCGGAACTTGTTGACGCATTAACAAATTTCGGAAACAACATTCAATGGGACGAACTTAATTCGGCATTGAAGAACTTCTGGGATGCACTTGCGCCATTTGCACAAAATGTTGGACAGGGAATTGTTGACTTCTTCAAAGATTTGCTCGATGTTGGAGAAAATTTCATCAATACAACACTTCCTGGAGGCTTGAACTCAATTGCCGATGCAATAAAGAATATCAGCCCGGAAACTGCACAGGCAATTGGAAAAGGACTTGGACAAATCTCCATTGCAATCCTTGGATTCAAAGGATTAACCTTTATTGGTGGAATCATTGGAAAAGACAGCCCCTTAGGAAAAGGACTTGCTTTATTGGCAAAACATCCTTATGCGTCAATGGCGCTTGGCATCGGTGGAATCGTACTTGCGCTTGATAATTTCGGAGTTATTGATGTTGACTGGGAGTGGATTTGGAGCAGTATTGACCGTGTAAAAACCTCAATACAGAATTTTATTGATAAGGTTGATTGGAATGCTGTTGGAACTGCTCTTGGAAATTTATGGTCTGCATTCCAACCATTTGCAGAGGGATTTGCAGATGCGTTGATTACCGGGCTTGAAGGAATAATTAATATTGGAGCGGACTTAATTAACGGTATTGCAAATGCTATTAATTGGCTGGCTGAAAAATTAAGTGGAGTTGATCCAGAATTTATAAAACAAGTTGGTGCAGCATTTGGAACATTGTTTACAATCAAAATAGCCAAGGATATTGCCACCAAAATCTTTTCCTTTGCAAGCGGAATCGGTTCATTAGCTTCAAAACTTTTAAATTTCCCACTTGATACCGCATCTTCTCTTCCTACTATCATCGGTGATATTGGTGGAGCAGCGGAAACAGCGGGAAATGGCGGGTTTACTACACTTGCAGAAAAGATAAAAAATCTCGGTGATGTTGCACAAACAGCTGGCGGACAATTCCAAGGATTTTGGGGATACGCAACCAATTTGGGTGCGACTGCATTTGTCGTGGAAGGTCTTGGACAGGTAAAAAAAGCTATGGACTTTAAAGATTCCACAGCTGACGCATTCAACGATTTTGAAGTTGTTAGAAAAGCATTGAAAATCATCGAAGAACAAACTGGAATCTCTGGCGATAAACTTATAGGACTTGGAGGTGATTTAAAAAATGTGAAAGATAATGCATTTGATTTTGATGGACAGCTCCAAACCGTAGAAACAACACTTGAAAATCTTGGAATTTCTTCTGATACATTTAAGCAAGCATTAAAACAAGCAATGGAGGAATCCGATACTGCCACAAATTCTCATGTAAGCAATATTAATGAATATATCGGTACGATGGGGACAGAATTTGATAATGCGAAATCTGCACTGGAAAGACTTTCAGATCAAGCAGTAATCACTCCAACGCAGTTTGATGAATTAAGTACTGTCCTTCAACAGCAAGAATCATCTGGTGCAACAGCTAGAGCCGCATTCCAAGCATTGATGGATAAAATGGCAGAGATGGGAATTGACACAAGAAAAGTTATAAAAGCTTTTTCAGAAGATGTTCCGAAGGCTTCATCAACAATGAGCAAATCAGTTGCAACAGCATCTGAATCCGTATCATCCAAGACAAAAACTGGCTTTGGTCTCGCCAATACTGCCGTAAGCACTGCAATGGCTGGAATGAAAAAAAGCACAGAAAGCACAATGCCTTCCATTTGGTCGAAGATAAAGAACACGAATGATGATGTTGAAACCAACTCTAAAACCAATTGGGGAAATTCTGCAAGTGCTGTATCGACAGCCCTCGGAACCATGGACACCGATACCAAAGATATAATGGGTAAGGTTATGACCACCATTCAAAGTTATTGGTCTTCTGTTCTTATCAATACAAACCAGATTTGGGAAAAGGCTTCTGGTAAAGTTGACACGGAAACTGGAAAAATGAAAACCTACACAGAATCTAATTTGTCCGGGATTTCGGATAAAATTAAAAGGCTATTTAATGTTAATCTTACATCAATTGGTCGGGAAACAGCTCAATCATTTGCTGATGGCATGAAACAAGTGCACTTGCCAACTCTGACTTATTATATTTCAGAGTGGAGAAAACATGATCTTGGTGGTGGAAGAACCAGTTCTACACCAGTTTATAAGCCTAATTGGTACGCCAAAGGTGGTCTTTTCAATGGCGCACAGGTAATTGGTATCGGAGAAGCCGGTTCTGAAGCCGTTCTTCCGCTGGAAAATCCACGAACCATGAAGAAGATTGCAGACAGCATTGTTTCCAGTTCGGACGGAAGCATGGGACTTACAAAAGAAGAAATGGCAAAAGCAGTAGCCCAGGGAGTTGCAATGGCAATGAGTATGAACAGCGGAAACAAGAATCCGCAGTACATTATGAACAGTATTATTCTGGATGGAAGCGAGATTGCGAAAGCAGTAACAAAAGCCCAGAATGATACGGATAGCCGTTTCAAACCATCACCGGCATATTGATTTTTGACTGATTGTGTGGTATAATTTCTTCAATGAAGAAGTACACACGGTCTTGATTTTTGAGCCGCTAAGAAGAAATTAATATTTCTCAATTTTGAGAAATTTTTTGTCTTACTTGGCGGCTCTTTTTTATTTTAACCGTTAATTTTGGTAAAACCAACAGGCTAGACCGATCATCGAAAAGCGGAAATGCCTTGCCGCCTGCCTGTTGATTTACATACAGTTCAAGGCACTCTTTTATACGAAAGGCAGGTATCAATCTATGGCAAGAAAAACACTTAGCAAGAAAATCAGATTTGAAGTATTCAAAAGAGACAAATTCACATGTCAATACTGTGGAAGAATGTCACCAGACGTAATTTTGGAAGTAGACCATATTGAGCCAGTAGCAGAGGGCGGGGATAATGAGATTACAAATTTAATTACTTCGTGCCGCGACTGCAATAGAGGGAAGGGAAAAACTAGAATTTTAGATTCCAAAGCAATATCGTTTCAACAGGAAGCATTAAAAGATCTTGCAGAGAAAAAAGAACAGTTGGAAATGATTGCTGAATGGAAGAAAGAGCTACTTGATTATGATAATATGGCAGTAAACATGCTAACGGAATATTTTGAACAATTGACAGGGTGTGATGTAAACGATAACGGACGTAAGGAAATAGGAATATGGTTAAAAAGATTTTCAGCAGATAAAATTATGGAAGCAATGGAAAAATCTGTAAAATCATATTGTAAAGAATTTTCGTACGATGAAATTATAATGGCATTTTCAAAAATACCAGGAGTGTGTATTAATCACTCAAAGGGGGATAATAAGTCAAAGTATTATTTTAATTATATAAAAAAAGTTTTAACATCACGAGGAATAGAGTTCAATCCGAAACTTTTAAAATATTATGTTGAAACATATTTGATTACAGAAGAAGATTTTGCAGCGGAAAAGAAAAGTAAACGGTATTTAAAAATATTTGTTTCATATCTACACCCCAGATTTGATAAAGATAAATTTGCTCAAAACTATATGATGGATAAATGCTTTGTTGGGATCGCTGATATTGACGGAGAAAAGAGCATAGAAAATCTTAAATATGGGCTTGATTTAGAAAACAAAGGTTATTTCTTTTCAGATAGATACTCTCCGAAAAATAGAGTTAGTTTGATTCCTTATCTCAATGGCTTTACAGAACTGTTAAGAGAATATTATAGAGAATATTATCAAACATATAATGAGCCTCATCCTGTTTTAACTACCGAACAGGGATTAAGGCTTTTAAATCATTATGCGTCAAATAAATATTGGGCGAACTGTGTTACAAAAGAAGACTATTGTAATATGTTTTCAATGCTTAAATTGAGTAAAGAATATGGTTGGAAGGAGCAAATGCCAGAAGCTATGTTTACAAGTGGTGGTACTATTTGTGACGAGAAAATTGCAGAATATGAAAGCGAGGAAAGAAAAAAGCATGATTTTCGACCTTAATGTTTTGCTGTGTAAAAACTGTAACATTACAGTAACGTTACAGTAACGGTATAGAATAAGAAATAGAAATAGAATTAGATTAAGATATAGATTTAGATTAAGAAAAAGAGAAAGAATTATATTTTGAATAATATCTAACGATATTATTATGTCAGATAAATCTGACGCAGAATGGGACAGGGAGGACACACTATGATATTTTGGCTATCAGTAATCATTTTTGCGGTTGGCGTTGTTATGCTGATTGCAAATAGAATAGGCGAATCTTTAAGCTACAAATATGAATATTCAAATGCGAGTACATTTATACTGTCTTTTGGTGTGGTAATTTCTTTTATCGGTGCAGTATGGTTCCTGGTAGCTGGATTGATTTTACTACTCACTCAAACCAATGTTACCGCCATCAGACAGGCAAATGCCGAGAAATACAAAGCACTAACCTATAAACTGGAAAGTGAAGCTTGCCGAGATCAATTCGGACTTCTTAACAAAGAAATTATTGACGAGGTACAGAGATGGAATGTAAAAGTAACTTACTACAAAGCAATGGAAGATAACTTCTGGGTTGGAATTTATTATCCAGATGTGTACGGTGATTTGGGAACGATTGATTATGAGACATATGAGGGAGGACAAAAACCATGAAAAGAATCAAAACACTACTGGCGATAATTACCTGTATTTGCATTATCACAGGGCTAACAGGCTGTGCAGCGAATGACGATTACATGAATGACGTGAAAGGAAATCTTTCTGGAAACAGCTACACAATCTATACCTACGATAACTACGGCAAAAAGGTTATGACCACCACTGGGGACAAGATCAACATTGCCGGGAATAAAACCAAATCCAAGGGCTACGATAGCGAGGGTAACGTAACAACCAGCTATGACGTATCTTCCGTTATTACAATTCTGATTGACGGTAAAGAAATTGAAAGCTGTGGTGATACTTGTATTTTTGAGCAAAAAGGATTGGAGCCGGAGGTTGATTTTACCCAGGAAGATATTACCAGTCATTCAACCGGGAAGATTTCAGAGAACGCATACATAGCCGGGATTCTAAATTATTATAAAAATTATTTCGGAAAATCTAGGGTTGTAGTAATTAAATCTCAACTTGGACAGCCCATAGCCGCATATTCTGGTGACGAGGTGTTCTGGAAAATCCCGGACGATCTACCTAAAATGACAAAGTTAATGATTGACGGAAAAGCTCTTTATATCCACAGGGCAAATTTCCAGATTATTGATAAAGAATTACTGAGATAAAATAATCAAATCCGTTTCAAAATCTCTCACCAGATAAAATATAGGAATAAGCCAAGAAAATTGAAATTTGAACAAAGAAATTAATTAATTGTGGAGAATTAAAACATATGAGTCAAATAGGAACAGAACTTCCGACAGAATATTCAGACCGTTTCGATGAATTACGCCAGAATAGGGTTGAGGTAAGTTTTTACAAATATGGTACAGCAAAGGATAACTTCGGGGAGAAGTTGGTAAACGCCTTGGAATCCCACGATATGTGCATCAAAAAGTATCGTGAGACAGGAAACACAGAATATCTTTGCGATGCAGCTAATTATTTGATGTTTGAGTTTATGTATCCTCAAATTCCGGGTGCATACTTCAAGACAACAGACAGCGGAGAAAGTGCCGGAGTTGCCGGAACACCGATTAATCAGCTGAAAGAGAAGTGGTATTAACGAAAAGGAGATATGAAAACATAATGAACAGACCATTATTTGAGCCAGGAGACATTGTACAGCACTTTAAGAGAGAAACCATCAAGGAGCCACGCAACAACGAGTATTTGTATAAGTTTATCGGATATGCCAGACATACAGAAACAGGGGAAGATTTGGTAGTATACAGAGCTTTGTATGGCGGTAAGGAACTATTTGCCAGGCCAACAAAGATGTTTTATAGCAAGGTAGATTGGAACAAATACCCAGAAATAAAGCAAGAGCATAGGTTCGAGAAATATCATGGGGTTCTTTACGCTGATGGACTTTAAACAGACTTACTTTTCCATCTGGCAAGATATATGGAATCTCCACAAGAAGTACGCCTTTATCTCAAAGGATGATATTCCACAGTGGGAAAATCTCACCATGGAAGCAAACCGGATTCACGATAAATACTCCGATTCGGTTGGCGCAAAATTTGCCGAAGCTCTTTTGTTTGCTGTGACTGCGGAAATTGATAGAAAAGCGAAATAAGGCTTTCAGAATGCGTCCCAAAGTGGTACAATATGGGTATCAATTATTGGGAGGTATGAGTGTATGAAGAAAGTGAAAAAGTTACTATCGGTTCTGGCAGTCATGCTATTGATTGTCTGTATGGCAGTTCCAGTATCTGCGGCAGGGAAGATTAGTAAGAATAAGGCAACGTTACTTACTGGACAAACCTTGAAACTGAAATTGTCTGGAACAAAAGGAAAGACAAAATGGACTTCCAGCAAGAAATCTGTGGCAACGGTAAGTGGTTCTGGGAAAGTAACAGCCAAGAAATCGGGTTCTGCTACAATCACTGCAAAAGTGGGTAAAAAGAAGTATACTTGCAAAGTAACTGTGGAATCTCCAAAACTTAGCAAGAAAAGCCTTATTTTAAAAGTTGGAAAGACAAGTACCATAAAAGTAAAAGGAACTAAGCAGACTGTAAAATGGAAATCATCAAAGAAAAGCGTTGCGACCGTAAAAAATGGAAAAATTACTGCGAAAAAGGCAGGAACCGCCAATATTACAGCAACCATTCTTGGAAAGAAATTTACCTGTAAAGTTACTGTGAAAAAGCCTTCTAATGGTGGATTTGGCGGTAATACGAGTACTTCAAAAAACAATGTAACGTATCACGCAGAAGCAACGCCAAGGGGAGAAGTTATAATTCTTCAAAATAATTACAATTATGCGGTTGCGGTTGACATTAGTTGTGCCTTTTGTTTGAATGGACAAATAGTTTCAGTAAGTAATCAGTATGATACGTGTGTAATTGAGCCAGGGATGAAATATGCTACATTAATGACAAATTATGGAAGTCAATGGGATTCTGTAAAAATTAATTTAAAAACAGAAAATGTATCATATTTTGATTTTAATGCAAAGAATATTACGTATACATCAAATTTAGGAACAGAGGGTGTTGTTTTAACAGTTAAGAATAACGGAAAAAACAATCGTGGAACCCATATGGCAGTTGTATACTATAAAAATAATAGAATAATTGGATGTGACGATGGTTTGTTTGCTAATGTTCAAAGAAAAGGAAGTGTTGATTACTTACAATCATATTTTCCAACTGATTTAAATTATAATACAATAATTCCAGATCGTTATGAAGTATACGTAAATATGTCATACGATGTTCGTGATATGCCAGCACCAGAATGGTAAATAGGAATTAGGCTAGGGAGAAATCCCTAGCCTTTTATAATCCGTTGGTGGAACCATTTCCGTATACACTTGCTTCGGTATCACTATTCGATTGACTGATTGTATCATCGGCAGTTTTTAATAATTCATCTCCTTTTTGCCAGGCATAAGAAATATATATTTTGTTATTTTCTAAATCATCATCATAATCTGATAAATCATATGCCCGAAGAACTAAAGAAGTATTGTTAGCACCATACCACCATGTATAAATATTTTTTATTCCCCATTGAGTAGTATCGCTCTCTGTTTTATCAGGATTACCATAGACAGATGAAAGTTTTTCAAGTAAATCAGAATACATAGAGTCTATATCTTGCGGTTCAAATTCATATTGTGCACCATATAACAAAGTGTTACTATCATCAAAATCTATTTTATTTTCATTAATGCTATAAGAATAGTAAAAATTCAAGTAAGGAGTAGAATATCCAGCTACATCTACATCTGCAATATCTAATGGCTGAGCATAAAGGTAAATTTTACCATCATAAACATTGGAATCGTCAGACATGCCAGTTAATATTTCTTTTGTACTCATTGCATTTATCCCATCTAATTGCATGCCATAAAGACACTGATCTGGAAACAAATCCTTTGTATCTGAGAAAGAAGTTCCCCACGGAATATCCCTAAAAAGAATTTCTTTATCTGTTTTAGCGAACACAGGCGTAACACTTGAAAAAATGGATGTTAAAGCCAAAACCATAACAAATTTTCTTTTCATGTAAAATCCCCCTCTTTAATGTGATACACATATTTTACCACTTTAAAATGAATAGTGAAATAGGAAATTTGAAAAAAATAACGATTAGTCAAAATGACGTTTCGTCAGTAAAAAAAACTGTCGTGAATTTTAAGACGGTTAATAGCTGTTCCACAAATTTATGGAGCTGTTTTTTCACAAAAAAATGAAAAATACTCTTGACATTGTACGTACAAGCTGATATATTAAAGATGTACAAAATGTACGTACAATCTGAAAGGAGTGATAAAATGTCTCCCAAAATGGGGCAAAAGTTGACGGACAATCCTAGAAGCGTAAGATTGGAAGTCAGACTTACACAGGAAGAAAATGCACTATTAGAGGAATGTGCAAAAAGACTTCAAGTTACAAAGACAAAAGTTATCACAAAGGGAATCGAATTAGTAGATAAAGATTCTCGAAACTAAAAAACAGCCGTAGCACCGACCAAAGCACAAACGACTGTTTAAGCAACCAGAAGTCTCACCTCTGGTAATTAATATCTTATCATTTGTGAGACTTCTTTTCAAGAGAAAAGGAGTATTTTTTTATGCAAAACTTAGTAGTAAAAAATGTAAATGTATTAGGTGACATGATTATGGCAGCAAAAGGTACTGATGGATTCGTATATGCAGGAGTAAGTTATTTCTGCAATGCCCTTGGCATGAGCAAAGGACAAAAAGATAGACAGATTATGAATGTCCAAAAAGATAAAACATTACAAATGGGGTGCCTCAAATTTGAGGCAGGGGTATTTGATAAAAATAACGAGACTGTTGCACTTAGATTAGATTTTGTTCCACTTTGGCTTGCAAAAATAAACATAACAGAGAAGATGCAAAATGAGCATCCAGAATTAGCAGCCAAATTGCTTGAATACCAGTTAAAAGCAAAGGATATTTTGGCAGATGCTTTTTCAGAAAAGAGGAATTCTCCCATGACTATTCCCGAACAGATTCAGCTTCTAGCACAGGGAAACGTAGAACTGAATAATCGGATTGACGATATTCAGACAGAGTTTGAGACTTTGAAAATGGATTTGCCGATTCTCCCGATTGAAGCGGAGAAAATCACGGAAGCAGTAAAGAGAAAAGGAACGCTGGTGCTTGGCGGTAAGGAATCCAATGCTTACAATAGCCGTTCCATTCGTCAGAAAATTTACAGTAACATTCATTCCAATCTGCGCTACCAGTTCCAGGTAAAAAGCTACAAGGCAATTAAGAGAAGCCAGGTAGAACAGGCAGTCAAGATTATTGGAGAATACAAACCGCCAGTTTTCTTGAAAAATGAGATTGATACAGAAAACGCACAGCAGAGATTCTTTTAATTAGATTTTTACAGGGATACACAGGAGGAAAATAAAATGACAAAGGCTGAATTACAGAAAACAATTGACGAACTGAACGCAGATAACAACGAGTGCTTAGTGCTTCTGGATGAGTATATGTACAGACAGAGAATCATTGAAAATCTTATCAATTTGAAAGACCTGTCAAAATTAAAGGGAATGTATCTCTTTACCAAACAGTTAATCGGGGAAGCGTGATATTATGGCAAATAGAATCCAGTTCAATGACTTTCAGAAAAAGAGTGTGTACGCCAAGTGCAACGGAAAATGTGCGATATGCGGTAAGCCTGTCAAATTCAAGAAAATGACAATCGACCACATTACGCCGTTGTCTCGTGGCGGCACCAATGATATTAAGAATCTGCAACTTGCGTGTAAGCGTTGCAACAGCATGAAGAGCAACATGACAATGGATGATATGATGGGGCAGATTTCCGAGATTTTGAAGTATAACCGCAAACAGAAATTGATTAGAATGTTGGGAGGAATTATAGAATGATACCATAATATACTGAATGATACTTTCGCCGTATGCTATAATATAAAATCATAATAAGCAATTTTTAAAGCGTTTACCTTTCGGGGTAGGCGCTTTTTTGTTGCCAAAAAAGAGGACAAATTTTTGCATTGTTCTTTTCTATAGTATGAAACTTTAAATAAATTAAAGGGGATATATCCCCCTTTCTGAGGGTTAGCATATGGCAGAAGCATTTTTAAAAGTGAATGGGGTAGCAATGCCCTGTCCTTCTTCTTTCACATGGGGATTACAGGATATATCGGCATCAGAATCCGGCAGAACAGATGATACGACCATGCACAAAAACAGAGTTGGACAGAAACGAAAGCTGTCTGTAGGTTGGAATGGCCCAGATTGGGACACTGCTTGCAAAATTATACAGGCAGTAAATCCAGAGTACATACAGGTCACATATCCAGACTTGCTATCTGCAAACAAGCACGAAACCAGAACATTTTATGTTGGTGACAGGGAATCCCCTTTTAAGTGTTGGTGGATAGGCAATGAGCGCATGGAAGGACTTAGTTTTGATTTTATCGAGAGGTAAGATATGCGAAATTTATCAACGGAATTTAAAGAACAACAGAATAGTGGGAATCGTAACTATCTGAAATATGCAGATTTTACCTTTACAGACGGAAGCACATTATCCATTACCGACAAAGATTTATGGTCTAATGGCTTTAAATTTGAGGACGCAGTATCGCAAAGCGGTTCTTTTGATATCGGCGCAGCTATTATAAATAAACTAACTTTACAGATCAACAACTTTTCTGGAAAGTACACAGATTACATCTGGGATGGAGCAAGGGTTGTTTGCTATATTGGACTTGAATTATCTACTGGTATTGAAAAAATCCGTATCTGTACTATGACGGTAACAGATGCGCCATACCAGAACACAGCTATTATCAGCCTAACTTGCGAAGATTCCATGCGATTATTTGATCGTGATTATTCGGAAAGCAAGCTGTCCTATCCGGCAACAAGATTACAAATTATTCAAGACGCTTGCCAAGTCTGCGGAGTTACACTGCAATCTACAAGATTTGATAACGATGATTTCATAATCCAGAATCGACCAAACGATAACAGTATTACTTTCCGGCAAGTTATCGCATGGGTGGCACAAATGGGTTGCCAGTGGGCGAAAACAGATGCATACGGAAGATTGTGTATCGGATGGTATGAAAAAGAATCTAATATTCCAGCTAATATTACCTCCAAAGATACAAGTGGATTTACCCCTTGGTTATACGATCTCGAAATAACAGGAGTAAAAGTAACGGAGTATTCAAGCAATTCATCTGAAAGTAACGCTAAAACATATCAATCAGGGGATGAGGGGTACATCATAGATATTAGCGAAAATAAGCTAATACAACCGGGGACTGGACAAACGATTTGCTCAATAATTGCTGAAAGATGTGTTGGATTAAAATTTCGTCCTTTTACAACCAGCGCGCTAACCGATATTGCTTTGGAAGCAGGGGATGCTATTACAATCACTGATAGGAATGGGGAAGAACATAAGAGTTATTTAACTTCTCTTACATTGAACCCGGGAACTTTTGAACAATTAGAATGCAGTGCGAAGAGTGTTTCAAGAAACAAACAGAAGCAATATACCCTTAATCAACAGGCACAATCTGAATATAGAAAAAGCTTAAGAGATGAGCGTACTTCTAGGGAAAAAGCGCTGGAAGAATTATCACAACGCCTTGCGGAATCTTCTGGAACATACACGACAGTGGAAACACAGCCGGACGGAAGCAATATCTATTATCTTCACAACAAACCACAGCTATCCGATTCTGACATTGTATGGAAAATGACCGCAGAAGCATGGGCGGTATCTACAGATGGTGGACAACATTGGAATGGCGGTATGACGGTCGATGGTGATGTGATTGCCAGAATCCTTACGGCTACAGGTGTTAATGCTGACTGGATTAAGACGGGAGCCTTGGTGGTTCGTGATAATAGCGGAAATATTATATTTTCTGCCGATATAACTAAACATCAATTAATAATGGATGGATCCTCAATTAGGATTGGTGCATCTCCTTTGGATGGACTGTTAAACAGTATGCAGGGGCAGATCGATGGGAATATAAATACCTGGACAGGAACATCAGTACCTACATTGAGCAATTATCCGGCCAATGAATGGCTGGACGATACCGAAATGAGCAAGCATGTCGGTGACATTTACTACGATGGCGATAGCCACGCATACCGCTTTGTAAATGAAGGCAATGGATATTATTGGAAACAGCTGAAAGATACGGACGTTACAAAGGCACTGAAAGATTCTGAGGACGCATTGTCGGCAGCGAAACAGGCACAGGAAGCGGCAGCTCTCGCCAAAAACATGACATTGCAACTGAGCAATGAATACCAGGGCGTTTCTGTTGATTCTGATGGAAATTACGGCACATTTCCAAGCGATGTGATTACACATGCTGTAGTAATGTACGGGACACAAGATATTACAGATGATTGTAATTTTATAATCACAAAATCAGATAGTATAACAGGAATCTGGAACAATTCAGCAAAGACATATACGGTAACGGGGCTGTCAGCCGATGATGGTTGGGTAGATGTTAGGGCAACTTATCTTAGTGCTTTGACGGTGACCAAAAGATTTTCCATTTCAAAAATTTATGCGGGAAACGATGGAAAGAACGGTCTTCCGGGAGAACCTGGACGAGATGGAAAAACAAGTTACACCCATATTGCTTATGCCAATAGCGCAGATGGTAAAACCGATTTTTCGGTGTCTGATAGTAACCGGGAATATATCGGTATATATGTTGATTTTGGACTACAAGATAGCACTAACCCGGATGATTATGCATGGACGCTTGTAAAAGGTGCAGATGGGGCAAATGGATCTCCAGGAAAACCTGGAACAGACGGAAGAACACCATATTTCCATGTAGCTTACGCAAACAGCGCGGATGGTAAGATGGGCTTTGATGTATCTGATAGCACTGGAAAAGAATACATCGGGCAGTATACAGATTATACGGAAGCCGATAGCACTAACCCCGGTGCCTATTCATGGACAAAGATTAAGGGAGAACAAGGAGTTCCGGGTAGAACATATTTTCTTGAAAGCCCATCATATGTTATTAAGCAACGCGCGAATGGCAGTGTAGCCCCGAGCTATATTACTTTGAGTGCTTGGTATCGCGATGGAAACGCGGAAACACGAACAGCATATAAAGGTCGTTTTAAAATCGAAGAATCCGTAGATGGGGAAAATTGGAAAACGGTATATTCTTCTGCGAAAGACGAAACAAGCGTTTCACATAATTTATATACGGTATTATCAACTAAAGCGGGAGGAATTATAACAACGGCTTCTGGAAGGTCAATTGGAATTCCAAGAGATGTAAGTACCATAAAATGTACCTTATACGCGGCGGGTGGATTTTCACAACCATTAGATTCCCAAAGTATGGCGGTTGTAATTGATGTAGATGCACTTACACATGAAGAAATATTTAACCTCTTAACCAATGATGGCGCAATTAAAGGAATTTATAAAGAGGGAAATCAGCTATATATTTCGTTCACTTACGCCAAGGGTGGCACATTAAAGCTTGGCGGTAAAAATAATGGGTATGGGATATTAGAGGTACTGAACCGCCGTGAAACTGGATGGGCTAGTAAGCTTGATCCTGACGGATTAACCATATTTAAAGATTATGTAAATGAAAATAACTATAAATGCCTTATTTTTGATTCAAGCGGAATTAAGTACGGAGTAACCGATTCAGCAGGATTACTGAATCTAGAAATGCCTCTTTTGGTTAACGATAATGGCACAATGACCATTTTAACAAGTGATATTTATGGTTATTCTGATGATGGAAAAACAGCTTTTCAGTTTTTTAGTGGCAAAACAGTAAACTCAGGTTCCATGATAGTAAATGTTAAATCAGACTTTTATGATTCTGCTAATTTTCATAAGTCCGTTACGATGAGTGGTCTGCCGTGGAACTCTAGTGCAAGTGCAGCTGTTGTTTTTGCATCTGATATGAAAACTCTTAATGCGGCTGCTGCATCTTCGATTCGTTACAAATCAATAGGAAACGGAAAAAACATAAAAGAAGATGAACTGGAAGACCTCTACAGAATCAAGGTAATCTGGGCGAAGTACAAAGACGGATATTTATCCGAACAAGATGAACGCTATGGCAAAGAAATGCCGATGTTCATAGCTGAGGACATTGACCGCAGATTTCCATTAGCCGTTGACCATAATGAAAAAGGCAAAGCTGAAAACTGGAATTACCGTATTATAATCCCCTGCATGTTTGCCATGCTGAAAAATGACCATGAGAAAATCCTGGATCTCCAAGCGGACAACCAGGAACTGCATTCAAAACTGGATGCTTTGTCAACAGAAGTACAGGAATTAAAAGAACTTATCAACAATATTTCACGAAAGGAATGAGAATATGAGTGTAAAAACAGTACAAGCTACAGTAAATGGACAGACCGTAAGTCTAACCTATAACAGTTCTACTGGACGATATGATGGAACGATTACAGCCCCTAGTAAATCCAGCTATAATCAATCGGGACATTATTATGGGGTAACAATCAGAGCTACTGATGATGCTGGAAACGCAGAAACAGCAGATGCTAGTCATTCAACGTTAGGAAGTTCATTAAAGTTAAAGGTAAGAGAAAAAGTTGCGCCGATTTCAACAATAACATACCCGACAGCCAGCGCACTGATTACAAATAACAAACCAAGCATTGTCTGGACAATAACCGATGATGATTCTGGTGTGGATCCTTCCACCATTGGTATCACCATTGATTCTGGAAGTAAAATTACGGGAAGCAGTATTTCCAAGACTACTATTTCTGGCGGTTACAGATGTACTTATACTCCTGGTACTGCCCTGTCAGACGGGAGCCATACAATTACTGTAAATGCGTCTGACTATGATGGAAATGCGGCAGCACAGAAGAGCGTTTCATTCAAAATTGATACCGTACCGCCGACACTTTCCGTTACATCACCGACAGATGGTCTTGTTACCAACCAGGCTTCCTGTACTGTTCGTGGTACAACAAACGATGCAACATCCAGCCCAGTATCTGTTACTGTCAAACTGAATAGTGGTAGCGCAGAGGCGGCAACCGTTGCTTCTGATGGCTCCTGGTCTAAGGTAATTACTCTTACTGAGGGTACCAATACCATCACCGTAGTGGCTACTGATAGTGCCGGAAAGAGTACCACTGTAACCAGAACTGTGAAACTGGACACTAAGGCTCCTGTCATCAAGTCCGTAACATTAACACCGAACCCGGTTGATACTGAAAAAACCGTTGTAATCTCTGTAGAGGTTACCGACTGATAAAGGTGGTGGAAACATGGTAGTAGCATTAAGGGGTACTATCAATGGAAACATTATCTCATTCGCAAGGGCACAAGGGGATAGATGGGAAGCCATCATCCCCAAAAGCCTTAACGGTGCTTATGTAGTTGACATGTCCGCTGTTGATGAAGCTGGAAATACCGCATATATAGCAAGATACATTATTACCATAGATATATCTTCTATGTGTGTTCACATTGAGCCGTGTCCGTATTATGAAGAGTTATTAGAGCCACAGTATCGGGCGGTTTTAGAAAAATCCGAGTATTATGCAGAGTTAATAGGAGGTTGCAACTGTGAATGTGGATTTTGAATTCGGAGAAAAGAAACATATAAAACTAAGAATATGCTCCTGCAAAGGTACCGATTTTCTAATCGAAAGAGCTTCCTATGAGTTGCTTTACAAAGGAACACAAGAAGTTGAAGATAGTGGCATTGCGGTAATACAAGGACATATTCTTGATGTGGTTATACAGCCGCAGAAAAAAGGTAGATATAAACTTAGAGTGATGTATGAAATCCTGGACGAAAAGTTGATTGCAGAAGTAGAAGTGGCGGTGAAGTGATATGGCAAACATATTAATCAGTGATGTGAGGATGACACCGAACCCCGTTAATGCAGGGGCAAGCTTTGTCCTTTCGGTGAAGATCATTGACAAAGTATACGCACTGGCCACAAAGGACGGCAAGTGCCTGATGACAAAGAATAATAAAGTAATTGAAAAAATTCCAAGAAAGGATTGATGAAAAATGTCTGAATCTATACCAAGTACACTAATATCAGCTCTCCCAGCAGCTACCAAAGTATCTGATACGGATATCGTGGTATTGGAGAACGGCTCTACAACCCAGAAGATTACTATAGCGCAGTTGAAAGAGGCGCTAGGGATTAATGCACTAAACACGAATTTATCTTCTATTGGATCAAGTGCAAAATTTTATGTTGATAGAGAATTTTATTCTCAAGCAAATAGTTATAATGGATTGTTAACAGGAGGTGTTTCTTGGAATAACATAAGCGGATTGAAGTTTGTAGGATCGCCAGATTATAAACATTATTTTACTTTTCCAAATGGCACATATTTAGTGAATATTAATCTATTTTCAGATACAGTTCTTGATTCAACAATGGGAGTCGCGTTAAAAATAGAAGTTGATGATACAGAATTTAGTAATCCATGGTTTAGAATGGTTCATGAATGGCAAAGTATTATTTACAGCTGCGTTATTACTGGTAATAAATTTAAAATGACAATTTTTCAAGATAGAATAATTCAAATACATCCATCTGCACAACACTCATTTATTGAGTTTATTAGGTTAAGGTGATAATACAGTAAGATTACATATAGGGAATGGTGTGAAGAAGATGGAATAGCCGACATTCTAGTTAAAGCTCCAGATGGAATTTCATACTGGTCTGCTAATCCTAGTAATAAACCTTTTGTAGGTTTTCCAAACGGTTTTTCTCAATACGGTACATATATAATCTTTAAAGGCAGTGCATATCGAATCTTATTTTATATTTCTGTCTTCGGAGAAACAGCAGTATGGGGAACAAATAATGGTACTTGGAAAATTCTTAGCTAATCATTCCGCTAATTGATACTAAATATGTTCTTCCGTTTTCTATTGAAGAATTGGAATCAACATTTTTCCAGAGTCACTATTTAAATAGTTAGCGAAAAACAAATAAAATCGCAAAAACTCTATTCACAAAAGATAATACATGATGTAATCAGTATATCACAACAACAAAAAGGGAGTTGGACTCCCGACGACCAAACAAAAAGTCCAACTCCAATCACCACAAAGGGTACAAGGATATTATAACATGGCACCTTCCCTTTGGGGTAACAACAACTATGATTTACGCCAAAATCAGCCACGATTCTGTGAAATTTAATCATAAGAGATATATTATATAAAGAGTTTATGCTAAAGAGCACTCCAAATGGGGTGCTTTTTATTATGCACTTTTTAACCTCAATAATGAAAGGAGACCATACATGAATATCAATACCTCATTAATCAGCAACAACAACAGCTACGCAGGACAAACGCCTCGGTATATTGTCATCCACAATACAGATAATATCGCCAAGACAGCAGATGCCAAGGCACACGCCACCGCACAGCATAATGGAAATTTTCATGGCTATTCAGCCCACGTATTCGTTGACGATAAGTCAGCATACCAAGCCTTGCCGTATAATCGTGGGGCTTGGCACGTTGGGGTAAATTACGGCGGTAAGCTTTTTGGAACTGTAAATAATCATAATTCCATCGGAATTGAAATGTGCATGAATGCTGGATATAACTACGAAAAAGCATTCCAGAATACCGTTGATGTGTGCAAGCAGCTTATGAAGAAATACGGAATCCCAGCAATCCGAGTAGTGCAGCATTACGATGTGTGTGCTAAGAATTGTCCATCCGTTATCCGTGCAAAGGGTGACTGGGATAGATTCAAGAAGCTTATTTCCAGCAAAACCGTGACAGTACCAACCACAAAGCCGACTGTAAAGGTTGATAAGTATTACCGTGTTCGCAAGACCTGGAAGGATTCCAAGAGCCAGATCGGGGCGTACAAGTCACTGAAAAATGCGAAAAAGGCTTGCAAAGCCGGTTACTCTGTTTTTGACTGGAATGGAAAAGCTGTGTATTCCGTGACTGCAAAGAAAAGTGTAGCCAAGGTAGCAAAAGAGGTAATTAACGGCGAGTGGGGAAACGGACAGGATAGACGAGACCGTCTGGAATCAGCTGGCTACAATTACACAGAAGTGCAGAATGCAGTAAACAAACTTCTTAAATAACAAAAACACTCCCGGGGTTTTCCCGGGAGCTACTTAAATGCAATATAGCCTTCATAAAGTTTTCTGATCGCCGAAAGGTCTTTTCTCCTGGTATGATGTAGTCATAGACCAATAAGGTCATCCACATCATATTCTCTAATCTATATCCTGGTT